GAACTTGCGGCGCTCGTCAGTGTCCAGATAGATGTAGTCAACATACAGAGACGCCGCCTGTAAGTTGGCATTGCTCACACGGTCACGGATGGTGTGTAAGTTACCCAGCTGGGGTGAGACATCCCAGCATAAGTTGCGGATGTCGTTGAACTCCAGATTGATGCGGACCTCGTGGTATTGGAGAGCGATCAGGGGGAGCGCAAGGCCAGGGTTGCGGCAGAACCAGAACTGGAGAGGAATGTAGAGAGTGTAGTCAGGGGAGCAGTTGCCGACTTCGTTGGTGGTGTTGGGCTCACCACCAGCGCAGTCATCGTCGCAAGGCTCACCACCCTGGACGAGTAAATTGGTCAGGATGGGCACATTGCCAACCATCTTGGCGTAACCGGCCTGTTTACCAGGTTCCTGAGTGAGTTCATTCCAAATGTGGAGCCAGACACCATAGTGCTTGTCAATGCGCTGACCACCGATTTCGAGTTCCACACTCTTGACGAGATTGTGACCAACCCAGTTGAGCCAACGGAACTGGGCACCAGAGCCATCCGCCGCTAACAGTTGCACCTTGGGCAGAGTGGCCTGGAGGTAGATGCGGTGGATTAAATCACCATTGCGCTGAATGGTGCAGGTCACACGCTTACCAAAGCCAGGGGAACCATTGAAAGGATTTTCAATAGACTCCATGGCGAAGTTGGTGTGACGACGATACACCTGCTTGAAGAAAGTGATCTGAGGGTTACCTGTAAGGTAGACATCTTGGGCGCCATAGGCGACGAGCTGCATTAAACCACCACCTGTCATTTCTTATACCCTTGATTTAGAAAAAAATTTTGGAAAAAACTAATTTTTTAAGATGTTTCTTGCCGGAGAGAATAATACATATACTAGCCGTAAAATTTTTAATAAAGGAGGGTCTAAACATTTTAAAATTATCTTTAATAATGTCTTTGACCAATCCTTTTTTTAATATAAAATCTACAAAAAGAAGTAACCCAGAAGCACGAACAACTTTAGATACCCTCCATAGCATTCAAGTTAAAAAAATGTCTGACAACGAAGGTAGTTTGAACAATTTAGAAGAAGAAAAGGTTCAAATAGAATCATTAATTGAAGAAACAACAATAGATAATCCTGCCTTATTAGATCAACTGGAAAATAAGTTAAAAACAGTGAGTCTAGAAATTGAACAAAGGAAAAATAAGAATGAATTTTTAGATTATTTTTTAGAAACAGGTGATATATTATATAATTATTATGATATGCAAGAAAAAATACAAAATGGTGATTTACCTGCGAAACAAAATAATAAAAGAAAACCTGGAAGTATTTTGGATGTTCTTGATAAAGCGTCGGAGACCAAAGAAGAATATGTAAAACCACAAACTCAATTAAGACCAACAAATCATTTAAGTCGTGATAAACTTTTAGAACAATATTTAAAAAAGGTTCATCCTGAAAATGTTCGTTCTTCAGGAAGTATCTTAGATGATACCTATGGCGAATGTGATCAATGTGAACAAGAAATGGTATTCTCCTTAAATGAAGCTGTTTTTACTTGTATGACGTGTGGATATCAAGAATTCGTTCTGATAGATTCCGATAAACCCTCTTATAAAGATCCTCCTCGTGAAGTTTCTTATTATGCTTATAAGCGTATTAATCATTTCAACGAATGGTTGGCACAATTTCAAGCAAAAGAATCTACCGATATTCCAGCAGAAGTATTTGACCAAATTTTAGTGGAGTTGAAGAAAGAAAGAATTTTAGATACACGTAGTTTGAAACAAACAAAAATTCGTGAAATTCTTAAAAAGTTAAAATTAAATAAATATTATGAACACGTTCCTCATATTATAAATCGTTTGAATGGACAAAATGCTCCAGTAATGAGTCGTGAAATTGAAGAAAAGTTACGTTATATGTTTCGAGAAATTCAACCAAGTTTCCAAAAACATTGCCCTGAAGGTCGTAATAACTTTTTATCATATTCTTATGTTTTATATAAGTTTTGTGAACTATTAGAATTAGATGAATATTTATCGTGTTTTCCTTTATTGAAGAATCGTGATAAATTATATGTTCAAGATAAGATCTGGGAATTAATTTGTAGTGAATTGAAATGGCAATACATTCGTAGTATTTAATACAAACTTTGAAGATTTCTAGGAGCACGAGTAGAATTCAGTTGAACTAAAGTTCCTGGAGAAGTAGCGCCAAATGATTCAACCATTTTTAAACTTACCATAATAAATAATATTGTTATGGCAAATGCTAGAAATATATTAAGTTTCATTCTATTAAATTGTTATTTAAAAATATCTTATTTTAAAGCTTAGCGGCCAGGGAAACCAACTAAGTTCGCACCAATACCGAATCCAGCACCTTGACGAGCCGTAAAGGCAATGGAAGGTGATACTAAATCTAAAAGAGCGAAAACGACGGATGCAGTCACAGCTAACATTACGACTTCATTTAGACGCAGTGAATGTTTAGGGATGAATAAAGCAATCGCCGCAATGACTAAACCTTCCACTAAATACTTAACAACACGGTTGACAACTTCTGTAGCAACGTTCATTTCTATATTGCTTAAAGGTTTTATTTTATTGTTAAAGTTAGAATGGAACCGGAGACAACACTTTTGACATCTGATAAAGAGATACCTGGACAGAAATATACTTTACTTAGTTTTGTTAGTCCTGAAAATGTTCTGAAGAACAAAGATGTGTATTATTTCAATCAATTCTTAAAGTCTTATGAATTTGATTTTAAGACAAAGAGTATTGAAGGTTTTCTAGCGAAAACTATTTTAAGCATCAATGATAAGCTTGAAACAAAGGCCGTTGAGTTTGAGAAAGCAGATCTTAGTGGTTCCGCAGAGGTATGCCGTAATTCAAAAGTGCGTATTGATACAGTTTTCTCCGATTTACAAGAATTTATAAAAAAGAATAACTCTGAGTTAAATGAATCTCAGTTAAAAGATAAATATGATGATTATGTTGCTTTTAATAAGCAGAAGTTAGATTCTGAGTTTTATGTTCAGAACAACTTTCAAACTTCTACCCGTGGTCTCAAGATTCGGGGAACATTTGGTTACCATGAGGAAGCCGAAGTATATGCTCGTAAATTACAGAAAGAAGACCCCGTCCACAATATTTATGTTGCTGAAGTTGGTAAATGGCTTCCTTGGGATCCTCAGGCTACCGAAGTGAAGGATCAAGAATACGCAGAGGAACAGTTAAATACATTGATGAAAAAGAAGCGAGAAAACGAAGAGCAGAAGGAAAGTTTTTTCAAAGACAAGAATCTTAAGAGACCTGAGAAAATCAAGTTTTCTGTGACAAATGAAACAGTTTCAAATGATACAATGTTCACTGGAAGCGGTGATTTAGCGCTGGATCGCAAATTAAATCTTTAAAATATAATATTATATAAGTAATTTCTAAAATTACGATATATAGTATTTACATATAGTTATTCGTATAAGGAGGAGAAATTGCTTGACAAGTATTATCTTGGCAGAATTCTCCTTCTTTACAGTTAACACCAGCACAATCTATATTTCTAAAACCATCATAACTAGCATAATATGTGTAAGCAACATATGCCATAATTACTAACAAAAGGAGGACTAAGATAACAGGGGTCTTTTGATTACGAGCCATTCTATATAGAATTAAGGAAAAACCGGAAGACCGTTCGCTGGTAAATGAGGAACAGAATTATCTATACAAAATCCATTTGCACAGCGTTTCTTAAAAGCACAAGGAGGCATATTTACTCCACATCTTTCAGGATTCTCAAAAGAATCTATAATTCTATTTATTCTAAAATATCTATCTAGGATTAATAATCCCAAACCTATTGCTATTAGTATTAAAAAATCTGAACAATTAATTTTCATCTAAGAATACTTAATATTTCTTATTTACTTGAATCTGAGGTCCTTTTAATCTTCTAGCAGCAGTAACATCATATGAATCTTCGTCTCTTTCACCACCTCTATTTGCGGAATGTTGCCAAAATTCTGGAGCACCAATTCTGAAATCACCATGCATTGCAGCCTTATACCAATAAATACAATCTTCTAACTTATTACTTTGACTTGTGTTATCAATGACCAAACATTCATAATTTTGAGTGCATTGGTCCATCACTTGACAGAAGAATTCAAAAGAAGGAAAAGCAGAAGCATAATTTTCATAAATTCTTTTACGATTCGATGTGTAAGCTTCTTTTAGTATAAATACATAATCTACATTTGTTCTTAAAGATGGTTGAATACCTAGAGGATATTGCATCGTAATTAAAAAGAACACTTTTAACCAACGACCGTTCATAAAAAGATATTTAATATTCTTATCGTGAGTCCAAGAATCGTCATACATACAATCATCAAGAATCATAAAAGAACGAGGATCAATTCTAGACTTCTGTCCCGGAAATTGTTCTTGTTCTTTCATAATTTTCATCATCATAAGTTTCTGTCGTTTACAGAAGTTTGCCATAATCGCAGGATTATATTCGCCGTGAATGAAAATTGGAGGAATCATTTTTGAATAGAAACCATTTGATTCTTCCGTGCCTGAAATAACTGTGCCTAAGGGCATATCTTGATGATGGTATAATAAATCTTTTAACAAAGTGGATTTACCAGTTCTTCTTCTTCCAATAAAAACACATACCGCATCTTGTTGAATTTTTTTCATATCAAACTTTTTTAATGATACATTCTTAGTATCTCCCATTTTTAATATACCTATGAAAAATATAAAAATCTGCGGTATTAAACATATGTTACATTCTAGATTGAAAAAAAGATGGACACAACTATACTCCGGGGAGTAACTTTACCAAGTCCAACATTTCGTAAAGTTGATCTATCAACTTCTTTACAATCAATGAACCATTATAGAAGTCTAGAATCCACTATACCACCTATGAAACAGATATTTAATATTAAAAATGAATCAAATATTTTATTTGATAACGAATATACAATTCATAATATTAAATTTACTGAAGATAATACTATTAAAGGAAATTGTGTTTTAAAAACATTGTATAAAAACAACTTAATGGATGTTGATTCATATTTGAAAGTAACTCATTTATTAGACCCAATTCATTTTATTAAAAATAAGTATTCTGAAGAAGATAAAAGAAAGAAATTAGAAAATTCTTGGAATCAAGCATATGTTGAAACAGTAGCAAGTTATGCTTTAGGAAAGCTAAGAGAACAAGATGTATCACCGCATTACAATGTTTTTTATGGGGCATACACGTCGGTAGCAGATAAATATAGTTATAATATATCGGATGAAGTTGAAAGTTATCGTATGTATCGTTGGTTTTGGGATGGAATTGAAAATGAACAAATAAGTATTGAAGTGGAAGGAGAAGATGAAGTTATAAAAGCAGAACTTCTTAGTGAAATTATGGTAAAACCAGAATTTTGTATTGAATCTTCTGAGAATAGTGATGATGATTTAATTGAAGAATTAAAAGCTGTTGATTTAAATACTTCAAACAATGATTTAGAAACTTTAGATTCAGCAAGTTTAACAACTGTATCTACAAAAGATGCATCTGATGATTCTTATGCATCTGATGATTCTGATGATTGTAATGTATTTTTAACCGTTAAAAACTTTCCTGTAATGATGATATTTACAGAAAAAAATAATTCTACAATGGATGATTTATTAGAGAATTTTAAAGAGGTTGGAGCAGAACCTGATACTGAATTATGGGAGGAGAAGTGGTCTGCTTGGTTATTCCAAATTATTGCAGCTTTAACAGTGGCTCAAACCTTATTTAAATTTACTCACAATGATCTTCATACAAATAATATTGTCTGGTCAAATACAGAACAAGAATTTATATATTATACAACTTTAAATAAAACAGTATATAAGATCCCAACATATGGAAAAATATTTAAAATTATTGATTTTGGAAGAAGCATATTTTCATTAAATGAACATCTTTTTATAAGTGATGATTTTTGCGAAGGAAATGATGCAGATACTCAATATAATTTCCCTCCATTATCTCAGAAGACAGAGGAACCAATTGTATATCCAAATTCTTCCTTTGATTTATCAAGATTATCGATTAGTTTGATTGAAGGATTATTTCCTGAAAAACCACGGGATAGATTAAACGCAAAAATATTATCAAAAGAAAAAGGAAGAATTGTAAAAGAAACTATTTCAGATTTATACAATATGTTATGGATGTGGTTAATTGATGAAAAAGGAGAAAACATTTTATTTGATGAGGCGGATGATGAACGTTTCCCAGATTTTCAACTTTATGTTCATATTTCAGCACATTGTAAAAATGCTGTGCCTAAAGATCAATTAAAACAGAAAGTATTTAAAAAATATATGATAAAAGATATAAATATACCTAAAGATATAAAAGTATATTCATTATATATTTAAATGACACGTAGACCATTTATTCATTACAAAAATAATTATTTAGTAGAAACAGGCACTTATTTAGGTGAAGGAATTGAAGAAGCATTATCAAATGGATTTAAGAACATAATAAGTTATGAAGTATATGGTCCAATTTATATAGATGCTGTAAAAAAATTTCAAAATTATGATAATGTTAGAATATTATTTAAATCGAGTGTTGAAATGTTGGATGAAATATCACAGATTCATGAACCAATTACCTTTTGGTTAGATGGGCATTATAGTTCTGGATATACATCCTATGATCCTAATCATTATTATCCTCTTTTAAAAGAATTAGAAGCAATAGAAAAACATTCTATCAAAACACATACTATATGTATTGATGATAGAAGATTAATGAATAAATCAGATAGTAATACACCTGATAATATAGGTGTAACAGAAAAGGAAGTTATAGAAGCAATTTATAAAATTAATCCCAATTATAAAATTGAATATAAAGATGGGTATATTAAAGATGATGTTATAGTAGCATATATATGAAAGTGTTATTATATGATTCTTGGATTCATGAAAAAAATAAACATGGAATTAAGTTAATGTGTGATTCGATAAAAGCAGATTTTATTGTATCAAATAAAGAAGATATAATATTTAATGAGTGGGATATTGTTTTTATTCCTTCAGATATTATTGACCCGAATTATTTTCTAAATACCAAAAATATAATTTATGGACCTCATTGTTTTTTATTTCCAACACCTCCTTGGTTAAAAAATACGTATCAATTTCCTCCTCACTGTAAATATATATTACCATCCAAGTGGACTGAATCATATGTAGAAGAAACCGGTGGATTATGTTTACCCATTATAATAAATCCTTTTGCTGTAGAGGTTGAAAAATTTAAACCTATTATAACAAATAAATATTTTGAATGTTTATTATATTTTAAACATAGGTGTCCAGAAGATATAGAATTTGTAGAAAATATTTTACAAGAAAAAAAGATTACTTATAAAAAATTTATTTATGGAAAATATAAAGAAGAAGATTATATAAAAGCATTAAATGAATGTCATTATGGTGTATGGGTTACATCGACAGAATCACAAGGATTTGCTCTACAAGAATGTTTATCTATGAATGTTCCTATATTGGTATGGAACGCAACAAGTTTATTTGACGAGCATACTTTAGAAGGTATTCAAGTATATAAAGATAGAATTGGTCAGTATGAATTAAAAGGAACTACTATTCCATATTGGGATGAACGATGTGGAATAAGTTTTATTAAAAAAGAAGAATTTGTTCCTTCTTTAGAAATTATGAGAAGTTCTTATACAAAATTTCATCCCAGAGATTTTGTCTTAGAAAATTTATCACCAAAAGTTTGTATGGAGCGTTTGTTAGAGAATTTATCTAAAACTTAAAACTTAAAACTTAAAACTTTGGCACACCAACATTAATTTCTAATTCATCTTGTGCTGCACTAACTGGTAATGTTGATAAAGTTGGTAATGAAAATATAGATAATGACATAATCATATTAATTAAAGCAGACGATGATTCGGGTAATAAATACATTATGAACATAAATAATATTCCTCCTATAATAAAATCACGTGATACTGACTTTATTGTTGGATCTTTCTTTTCAAATGTATAAGTGCTAATACTTCCTAGAACAGCAATTAATGAACCACCTAAAATGATTCCTAAAACTTGTTGATTCATACTTCTGAATTTCTGTCAGGAAAAACGAAACCAAAATAAACGAAGTTTAACGAACTCTAACGAACTCTAACGAACTCTAACGAAGTCTAAAGAACTTTAATCTAAAGTTTCAAAATCAATTGTTTCTTTTTCATCCAGTATTTCTTCAAAATCATCTGAAGATTCTAAAGATTCTCCTTTATTATCTAATACTTGAATAAATGATTCATTATCATCTTCTTCAACATTGACTAATTCATTTTTATCGGGGTTTGATGCATCAAATACAGTATCAATATTTGTAAAATTGACAGAAGGTTCAGTATCAATATTTATTACCGGAGTAATGTTTTCATCTTTAGGTTTTTTTACCTCTTCTTTGACCTCTTGTTTGACTTCTTTGACCTCTTTGACTTCTTTGACCTCTTGTTTGACCTCTTCTTTGACTTCTTTGACTTCTTTGACTTCTTTGACTTCGTTGACTTCTTTGACCTCTTTGACTTCTTTGACCTCTTCATTGACTTCTTTGACCTGTTCTTTCACAACCTCATCGTCATCATCATCCTCATCATCCTCATCTTTTAGATATTCTTTGAGAATATTCTTAACTGGTAACATAGAACGAATAGATTGTAAAATACCATCTTGTATTAATCGTTCAATTTCACGTAAATTCTTTTGGCGTTCAATTGGTGATCCAGTAGGTGAAAACATATAAACATTGGACCATAATATTCTAGCACATTCAATTAATGTATGATGTAAAAAATGTTCTACTTTAGGAATTGTAATTTGTAACTTCTTTTGTTTAGTTGTTAAACGAATAGCAGAAAGAACTTTTGTATGAGCAACAAAAACAGCACTTAATAAATCATCAAAGTAATCACAGTTTATCTCCTTAATAATTTTAGCAGTTTCTTTTTGAACTTTTTCGTGATTCCATTCAGGGATACCTTTTAAAGAATTTTGAAAATTTAATAATAACTTTTTACCATCTTTATCAATTTCCTTTGATTCCTCCAATAAACCTAAAAAATAACTTAAATAGGATGATAAACAAAATTGAGTCAGTTGACGAGTATATTCTGTTTTGGCATCCGCATATACATTAATTCCTTCTCCGCCGGTAATATCCATATTTCTTTTAAATCAAGTTATCCTTTGTTTTGGAAGTTAACGCAATAAAATTAGCAAGTTGAATCCAAGCAGAATATCCTGCACCAATATTTTTAAACATAATTAAGAGATTTTTATCTTTTAATGTATATTGTTGCATGAGTTGATACATTAATTGAATTGGATCATATCCTTTTTTTCTTAAAATAACAATATCGTTTAAAACCAATGATTTTACATCTACTGATGGTAAATCATCATAAATATGTAATCGTTTTGCTATTTGATATGCTCTTTTGTTACGAAAAGATGTTGTTTTTGAAATACAAATAGGAACACAGCGTGAAATAATTGGCTGACTTAATCTCCAAGTTTCACGAACTTCTAACATAGATACAACATTGGAGGAAGCAGTTTCTAAAATACGTCTTAAAAAGGCTTGTGCTTCTTGTGTTAAATCATCTGCTCCTTCAATCCAAACATATAACTTCTCTTTTGAACGAACTTGTTGATGAAGAATTTCTCTCCCTTCACGCAAACTTCTATCTATACGAACGTTCCAGCGAAAGAGTTTTGCTTTATTTATTTTTGCTTCATTACGTATGAAATGAGACTTACCCGTTCCCGCATCACCCGTTATTAAATAGGAATTTTTTTTTTGTGTTTGTATTATATTCATTATTTATAAATTATAAAAATACTTTAAGTCAAAAATAAATTATATAATTGATAAAGACATAACATAGAACCAATTCCTATCATTGTATATGCTAAACCAATATTTATATCTGATTTTTTACGTAGAACTTTAATATTTTTTTGTAAGGAAGTCAATGTTAAATCTTCTGGTAAAGTTGCTGTCCATGTTGAAGAAGAGCTAGTAGGACTTTGAAATCCCTCATAAATTTTTTTAAAAATTTCTTCGTCTTGTAAAATAATAATTCCCCCAAAAATTAAAAATATTCCCAAAACGATCATAATAGAAAATTGTAGAATCTCAGAAGCTTTGAATTCTTTATTTCCAAAATAATCACGTATAGTGTTATAGGATGACATTCTATTTTACTATAAACTTTTTAATAAATCTTGGTAAAGTGCTTCATCATGTTGAGCATTCTTGAAAATACTTTGTTGTAAAGGATTATTCTCCACTGCGGAAATCATTTCACGTTGATTGCGTTCATTGGAAATATCTAACTTCAGAGGAACTCTGTAACGAACTTCACCAATATCAGCAGAACCGGGTGGTAAATCCATTGATCTATTCACAGCGTTTGCTCTATCATTTAATATATCTGCATCAATCTTCTTAGAAGTCTGGTATACATCACCTGTGAAAATCGCTACATTTCCATTACCTGCCATAGGTTTTCTTCCCTTTGACATCTTTTCTTTGACAGGATTGGTTCTCATATTATATGCGGCAGTGTGATCTGTGAAATCTTGTTGAGCAGAAGTTGGGACACCATAGTATTCTGCTTTTGCGGAAATCTGAGACTTCTGTGTTGGTCTTGCGATATCATCGGGGTCATACACTTTGAGTTTATTGGGCTGACTTGCGGAACTCATAATACCCATATAATTCCAATTGACGGTTCCTTCTTTCACAGTTGTTCTAGCAACATCATCGGACCATACTGTAAGTGCTGGAGCACCTTGAGCGTAGCCAACAGGAGTTCCAGTTTGTCTTATATTACCAATTGTCTCACCACGATATGTGGGTCTTGCTTTGTCCGTGTAATGTGTGGGCACTGCGCCAGTTTCCGCAGGAGTTAAATTAAGACCCATTGTTCTTTCTGATGTAGCTAAACGCTCATTTGGTCTGATTTCAATAGAGGATCTACCATAATCGGCTTCAGGAGCATCTGTGTTTCCAGTATAATATGTTGTCATATCTGCGTTACGATATCCAGCACCACCATATTGTTGTGCCATAGGAGTTCTGTAAGAACCAGTCACGTAGGATTCACCAAATTCTTGAGAAGCAGCAGGACCAATCAGTTCAGAAGAGGTTTCAGGACGAGTCTGATGTTTAAACACTTGTGTAGGTCTTACTCCTTCTTTTTGTGCGTCTTGCGCAAAAGCACCAATAAAACGCTCACCGGTTTGATCTATATAAAATGTATCAGGCTTGTATTTTCTCACTTCACCAGAACTTTCTGCGGAACTAGCAACAAAATGTTTACCTGGCACAACCGGTTGTTTGTATGTTAATTTAGGATTATCACTTGTTCTCAAATCATCTGTCTTTGGCATCTTTTCCATCATCAATTGATTTACTTCCATTTGTTGGAAACCGCCTTTTCCTGTAGAACCAAAACGTTCACCAACACCTGCTCCTACACGAACGGGTTCAAAAGGTTTTTCACCAGCACGATTACGAGGTAAATCAATGCGACTTTCTATGAACGCAGTGGAATTTTCCAGACCAAAAGGATTGCCAAATGGTGTTTGACCTGTATTAAACATTGTTTCCACTTCTTTTTTTTGAATCTGATTCACACCAGAACCTGTATAAGAATCTAAAATACCAGTATTGGTATCGACCGCAACATTTTGTCTTACACGACTTCCAAAGAAAGGAACCATATTATTGTGTGTAAAATCGGAAGTTGACATTGTTTGACCACTTAGATGACTTTGAACTTCAAATCCTTCCATATAATTTGGTTCACCTTCTACTGAACCAGCATTCATCGTAACTTGTGATGTAGCAGATTGAATTGGTTGAGGAGTAGGCTGTGTATGTGCTCTTGGTTGAGACTTATTCGCATAATCAAAAGCATTTTGTCTTGGTCCGGAATGGTTTGGTTCACTCGGTAATTGACCATTATATCTTGTTTGATATTGCATATCAAGTTCTTGGGGAGATCCTTTTACTGAATTTCCTTGCTCAGCAACAAATAAAGGTGTTGTAGGTTGTTGTTGTGGTTGAAAATTCTCATTTGTCTCTTTCTTACCAGAAAGTTTTGTAATTAAATACCCAAGGCCTAATGAACCAAAGAGTGCTATTGCTTCCATCTATTACCTATTATCAGGATAAAAACAATATGTTTAAGACCTTATAATAAATATTTAGTATATTAATTTGTTTAATATGTT